TCTCTCATTTCGCGTTTGAGATCGTCGGTGATCGGATGGCCTATCTTACTTTGCTCAAATGCCGCGAGCATCCATCCAAGCAACATGCGCTCCTGGCCGTCCAGAGCCCGCACCGCGTCGCTATCTACTGGCGGGGATGTGAAGAGCGGACGCACCGCGATGCCCAGTTCTCGATAGCGGGGAATATCCTCGGCTGGCGTCTCTAGCCAGCGGTCCATTGTCTCATTGAAGCGCTCCCACGCCACTGGCTCCGCTCGCTCCACCGTCCCTTGTGCTGGGGAGGGAGGGGTAGCGGACGGGAGCGGAAACAACTCGAACCCCGCACCGATCTCGACATCGTCCGGCTCTTCCTCGATCTTGCGTTTCAGCCATGTTGGATCAATGAACTTCGGCAGGCCACAGACGATGCAGGGGTTCGTCAGGCTCTTGCACTGGCAGTAGCGTTTCGCCACCGGCTCGCCCTGGCTCTCCACGGGCTGCGGGGTGGGGATCAGCGCCGACCTGATGCGAGCTTCGAAGTCGGCTTGCGCGGTGGCTTTGGCTTCGTCTAAACTCTCATGGTCGCGGTCGCAGCATTCGAACTTGCCATCGACATCGTGCTTGATGAGGTAGAATAGACGCGCGCCAGCGATTTGACCGGTCCAGCGAATTGGATGGCCGTCTTGCCAACATGTTTCTGCCCACTCCAGTTCCTTCACCCCCGGTACTGGCTGTGCGGCAGAGAGGGCGGCTCGGATTGCATCAAGTGCGAATATCGCATCGGAGAGGCCGGCAACTTCCTCGGAAACGACAAAGCCGACAAGACGCTCACCGTCGATATCGCCTGGCCGGTTGAAGGCTCGCCCCTGCACAATTTGTTGCGCGCGCTTCAGATTCTCATCCATCGCCATCATCCCTGCTCCTGTGCTTGGCGGAGAGCTTCGCGACCGGAACTCAGGACGTAGCTCAGGGCATATTTGGTTGCGTGGAAGCCGATGTCGCCGGTCGGCGGGATGACGTGCTTGCACATCACCTTTTCGATATAGTCGCCAAAGGCGTATTTGTAGGCCTCAACCATTGCGTCGGTCGCCTCTGTCAGCTTCGTCTCAGCCATCCGTCCCTCCATTAAGGGCCCTGCGGACGGCTTCTGGAATGTGGCGACAGAGAACGCTATCGGGATCAGGCCGCTCTTCCAGCCACTGCCTGACCTGATCTGGCGCTAGGGCCATGGCCGTTTGCGTCGGCAACTGGCGCTTGCTATTGTCGATCAGGTCGCCATTCTCGTTCATCAGATCCAAGATGAACGTGAACGCTGCCGTTTCGATATCCGGCTCCGCCTCTTCAGGTATCGAAGCGTCAACGGCGTCTATGGCTGCGCGCGCCTCTGCTTCTTCGAGGTGCGACCATTTCGCCAAAGCGACGAAGCCATTCTGCTCATGGTCGCCGACTGTAAGTACGATTCTCATTCCGTCCCTCCATACCGTCGAGTAGAAGCAAACCCGCGACCGCGAAGCTTGGCGTTGGCGAGGGTCATTCTGCACCTGTCGGGCCATCGAAGCCTTCGCTGCGCGCCTTCTCAAGCGCGGCTGCGGCGGCATCCAGCGCAATGTTCGCGCATCGCTCGCACAGATCGATGAAATCAAGCCGGGACTTGCCGCCATAACTGTCGCGGTCGACCGGCCGCCTTCCATCTTGCATGAGCCCCACATGCTGGGCTTGGTGTAGTCGGCGCTGGTGGCGCTCCGGCGCTGTTGATCGACAGTGTTGCCGCAGTTGTCGCAACGGATTTTCGGTATGATATTGACCTGAGCCATGTTCAGAAATCCTCCAGATCGCGCGGGTATCTGGCTTCCATCTCACTATCTTCGCGGCGCTGTTCCATCAGATCGTCCGGGTCAGGCTCGCTCTCTTCCCAAGGGCAGATGCCGCCGCTCTCCTCCTCAAGCTCGCACTGGCGAGGGGAGTAGGCGCCGCAAAACGGACACAGAGGCCCGAAGATGCGCTCGCGCTCTTCTTCTGGCGTTTCGGTCTTCCATGCGTCATATCCAGGGAGGCTCATTGTGTCTGTTCCCTCGCAACGAACATCGGCTTGAATGGCAGTGTCTTGGTCAGCGGCGCGCGGGGTTCTTTCGGGCGCGATAGGCTGCTTGACGGGCGTTTCACCCCTGTATGCTTTGCCTCGCGACGCTTGGCCTGATTGATGGCCGGGCGGTCCTGCTCATGGGTCTTTTGCCGATGGCAGCCGATATGCGCCGGCTTCAGGTTATCGTCGCTGTCGTCGCGCGTCAGTTCCCATGCAATGACGTGCTCGACTTCCCATGCCTCGCGAACGCCATCGATCTTCTGCCCGCAGAGATGACAGCAACCGTTGTTGTTCGCGAAAATTCGGGCGCGGTCCTTATCGGTGAAGCGTCGACGAGCCATCAGCGCACTGCCTTCCCGGCAAGAGCCGCATGCACGGCTTCACGCTTGGCCTCCAGAGCCGCGCCGATCTCCTGAGTGCAATTCCTTGCCCGAGCGCGCCGCTCACGTCTGGCGGCCTCAGCAAAGGCAGGAATGGCCCGCTCAAGCGCGCGATCGGGGTGAAGAGAGTTCCACCAGGTTATGATGCGGCGGATGGTGCGGATGGGCATCGCTCAAACTCCCTTCGCCTGCGCATAAGAGGAACCGGCCGGCGCCGAGACAGCACGATTGCCGCTCTCTTCAATGGCGCCGGCCGCTGGCCCGCCCCTCTTCGTGGGCGAGCTATCACCTGACGGGGCGTTAGCGGGGGAATGGTCAGGTGAATTCGAATACTGGTAGAGGAGGTCGCCAGGATCGGTCAGCACGATTCCCTGTTCGGAAAAATGCCTATGGATACCGTCCAGATAGGCGGTCGCCTGCTTCGTTGACATCAAGCGCGTGACGGGAAAGTCCAGTGGCTCCATCATCAGCGCGATCTTCTGTTCGTAGGGCAGGCGCTTGACCACCGCGTCGTATTTCTCGCGGAAGGTCTCGTTCTCCGCCCGGAGGATCGGAACGCCGATCGTCAGTTTGCAGTAGGCGCGGATTTCCTCGACAGTCGCATCTTCCTTCTGCTGTGCTATCTCGGTCAGCCACAGCATTTGAAGGCGGTTCTGCTTCACCGAGCGTTTGCCGCCCTTGCTCACCGACAAGGTGAATGGAAGGCCCTGGCTATCGAGATAGCGATGAGCCAGCAACAGATCGCGTTCGGACTCGATGAAGCGCGTGGTCATGCCGCTCCCCTCAAGAACTGATTGGCGAATTCCAGATAGTCGGCCGCCAGCTTTTCGCAGTCGGCGTGCATTTCTGGGTAGCGATAAGCCTTCAACACTTGGGGCTCAGAGACCCCGTAGACCATCGGCTCGAGTTCCTTGATGACGAAGATGTTCCAGCGGAACTCCTGGGCGCCAAAGATGTCGAGATAGAATTTCCATTGGCACCCGTTCAGGTACCGCTCTGGATCGAACTTGCTCGTGGTCTTGTGATCGGTGACGATCCGGCCATCTACACCGTCCACCTGCCCGGTGACGGTCAGCCCGCCATATTGCCCATAGGCGCGCATCTCTCTTACGTCGGGCAGCGCAAGCGAGGCATCAGGCAGGATGAACTGGTAGCCGTTTGCCTCGAATACAGTGTGGTTGCCGTCCGGGGCTGTTTCCAGCGCCTTGTGGAAGGCTGTGCCGGCTTTCATGGCCTCGGACGGCTCATCGGTCGTGATGAACCGCACCAGGTCTTCCACGGTCGGCTCGTCCTGGCCCTCGAATAGAGGCTGCCAGTTCTTCCACTGCCGGTGGGCTTCGACGTTCGAAACGCGGGCGAGCATCACGCGGCCTCTTTCGCCTTGGCGTATTCGGTCGCGGCCTTGTCGAAGGCCAACCCGAGTTCGGTCGCGCGCTTGTGAAGCATGGTCTTGGTGACGGTGCCGCCGGCTATCGCGCGGGGCAGAAGCTCATTGACGCCAGCCGCGTCCATGATCTTGGGGAGCGCATCGCGGAACCACTGCTGTTCGGCGACGGCTTCGCGCTGGTCTTCGGTCAGTTCGTTCAGGCGCGACTTGATGCGGTCGATGACGCCGGCAAGGAAGCCGTCGAACTCGGTCGCCGACATATCCGGCACGTCCAAGGGTTCAAGCTGGCCTGGGTTCTTGCCGAAAGCAGCGTCGGTCGGTGAGAATCGGAGTTGCCGTTTGCCGTTTGCGATGACGAGCCGGCCCATTGCGTCGGCGGCTTTGTAGATCTCGCCCTTCGATCCTCCCTGAACGTCCAGGCGCTCGATAATGTCGTCGCCATTCCGCTGCTCATCCATGTGCGCGATCAGCACGACATCTTTGCCGAAGCTGTTCAGAAGCTTGAGAAACGAGGTGAACCGCGCCTTCAGTTCACCGTAGCCTTGCAGGGTGAGGGCGCCGCCACGACCATGCTTGGGGTTGATGCGGATGATGTCGGCGGTGAGCGTGTCCAGCGCGCGGCCGGCGGTGTCCACGATGACTGTCTTGAACGGGGTTAGGTCTTCCGCGGTGATGTTCGCGACATCAGACCAGTCGGACACGCGCACGGTGTCCTTGCGGTTGGCAGCACGATGGCTGCCGTTGTCGAAGTCGAGCAATAGCGGCGTATCGGCAGTGAAGGCGAGGGACGACTTGCCCAAGCCGGGCGGGCCATAGATGACCGTATTCAGCCGCTCGACGGTAATAGGCTCGGATGCTTTGGTGATGCGGAGCATGTCAGTTCCTTTCGGTGATCAGATCCCAGATGTAGCGGCGCCAATACCAGCGACTGTTGTTCACCAGTCGGGAGACTTCGCTGGCATTGCCGTCGCGCTTGACTTCGCGGGCTGTGTTCAGAAGCCCGAGAGCGCAATCACGGCAGGCGAGGGCGTAGGCTGTCATGCCGCAATCTCCCTCTCCACTGCGGCAACCGCTGCCCGGTCCTGTGCCGCGCGCCGGACGATGCGTTCTGCCTCGTCGGCATCCACGCCGGCGGTAAGCAACAGATCGTATTCGTGAAGTCTGCGCTCCCAGTCTGTCTGGAAGCGGAGCATGTGGGCAGCGTCGAGGATGTCGGGGGCCATCTACTTGCCCTCGCCGGTTGCGCGGGCAATAGTTGCGCGGGCGAATTGGCAGTCCTGCTTTGTGGGGAAAGTCCTGCCACCATCCTCAGCTTCGAGGCCTGCTAGAATTTTGGCGCAGCGCAGAAGTTCAGGAGCGGCAGCGATCAGATGCGCATTCGCAACAGCCTCATCAAAGCGCGGGTTATCGCCGTTGCTCCAGTTTTCGCCGGTCTCATGGCTGCAATGAACCGTCGCCACTGCGCCCATATAGCCGTCAGCCAGCACATAGCCGCATTCGCAGCCGACATCTGGCCGAGCAAAATGCGGAACGCTCCACGGTCCCGGCGTATGCTTTGCT